TAAACTTCTAGAATATGGACGGTTGACCTGTTAGAAACCGGAAGCCCAAAGGCAAAAGTTACCTGCTCACCACCTGGTTTTGGAATGGCTTCAGTCCATCCACCCGGTGGTAAGCTTCCTGCTGTCCACGCTCCAAAGCTGGCAAGGTCACAAACGTCCGTGTCTGCACTTACAAAACCGCCGGAGAAGGTAATAGCCTCCGGGGTGATCCAATCTGACCAACCATAAATATTATGAATCCGTGCGGTTACTTCCCACTTCCGATCAAGTGGTAAACTCTCATTAGGGAAGACAGCCGGGTAGCCTCCAAAGGTTCTGGGTGTACTTCTGCTTTCGTCAACCACCCCAAATGGTAAGGTATCACCTGCGGCAAACACGCCATCAGTATCAACCCTATAAGCTATCTGGCATTGATCCGCCGAATCATTATTACCGGTTGAGGTGATACCTACCAATATCACAGAAGAATTAGCAAATGGATTTACTTCATCCACCAATACTGCAATAGCCACCCCGGACGGTTCTGCTGTATCCGTAGTATTGTTCTTAGCGTTCAATTCAAATACAGTAGACAAACCCCAATTACTAACAACATCTGCCCCAGTGGTAAAAGTAGCCCTGGCCCAATAATCTTTATATCCGGTTGCTGATACACCCAGTTCTTTTGAATATGGCAAACTGGTATCATCGTAGGTACCTATAAATGTCTGCCCCGCATGAACCTGTCCAGCGGCATCAGTTGGCACACCTGCCCCGGTGGCAGCATAATAAACTTCAATGGTCGCCTTCTTAACATTCATTACACCCAGAGCTGGATCAGTTCCAGTGGATTTTTTAGCTTCCACCTTCAAACGATAAGAACCTGTCACAATAACCGATACAATTGGTATGGATGGAGTTCTTGGCAAAATTGTTCCATACACTTTACCGGATACTTCATTTGAAAGATCAGATAATACCAGGCTTTTTGTAACGGCCACCATAGCAAAATAGAAAGTTTGATCTACATCAATATACCCCGCACTTATTGGATGGAAAACTGTTGAAGTTGTTACCACAGTGGGGGCTCCCCCTATGAGGGCCGCTGCACTGAGATCAAAAAAACCGTCATATGATGCTGGTACATCTTTGTCTATGGCATCCGTGGTTGAATAATAAATCTTCCAGCCAAACAGTCTCGTTAAATCATCATCAGAATAATCGTATGTCCAGCTAAGTTTAATTCCATCAGTATGTCCTGTGGGTGTTCCCATAACAGGAGCATCCAGGGCATCCGTGTCACCAGTAAGAAGAATCCGCCGCATTCCACATCGGGGAGTAAGCAATTCTAGCTCTGCATTAAGTAACACACTGGAGGGAGTGGTGCCGTGGGCTCCCCGTTCCACTTTCAAAGTATAATTCGGAGCCCCAGGTGTAACACTTTCCACCCGCATGATTTCCCCGGAAGGAGTTTCCAGGTGGTTTGTTGCTATTAGGGTAGTTGCTTTTGTAGGGGCTAGAATTTCAAACTCAGTTTGTAAGGAATCTATACCCCCAGCTTCCTTTACTGTAAACTTAATCCCGGAAGACCAAAACCCAGGGGAGTTATATTCATTGTTTGCTGAAACCCCAACAGCAAATACATCTATGCTTGGGTCCTTTGTTAAGAATTTGACCTCTTTTAATGTAAACTTATTTTGTACTCCGGTGGCCCCACTATCACTGTCCGCATCGTAATCAAGAATACCTTCCAGGGTTCCACTTTGGGTACTCTTGATCAATTTCCCCATAAGATCTTTTGAGTATTTCCATACGTAAAATACTTTTGTTGGTTTTGGTTGAATTTGATCCATTAAGCAACCCTCACAATTAATTTATCCGTAAACTCCACCAAAGCGGAAGTGTTATCTGTTATGTATAGGGTTAAACGCTTTTCTCCTACGCTGTCAAAGCTGATCGCAAAGGCCCGTACCCTATCTGCTAGGTCTGCTCCGAAAGTGGCAGGAACCGCCGTTTTAACCCCATCATCCACTTTATAATTTACAGCACTCAACTCATCATCATCCAGGGCAAAGGAAGCATCAAAAAACGGGTGAAGTAAAACATCCCGCTCCACAATCTTATCCCGCCCGGCCACCACATCACAAAGTATATCCACCTCCCTGGTTACTACTATATCCATTGCTGTTATTTCCAGGGTAAACACCACTTCTGTTGCAAACGTGTCAGGGGTAAACTCCACTGCACGGGCTGAGGCCACCAAGTCGGGGTAATCCCCCGTTGTAACGGTCTGCCATGCCCCTGCATCCTGTTTATACCGAATAGCCGTCACATCAGTACGGGTCTTAACAAAAAGACTCTCAAAAGGCAAAATAACCTGTCCAAGCTGTGCCCGTCTTGCTCTGCCCTGACTCACGTATAAAGCCGCTTCGGTATAGGCCAGCGTAGCCACCCGGTTTGAATTAGGCAGCGGGTGGAGTCTATAACTGTTTGGTACAACTGTAGTTCTGATCATGATGGTAAAGTTATCTCCCCATCTATTTCGACAATTAAACCGCTCTCCCCATCTCGTGCATTAACTTCCGTTAAACTACTGATTATTAATGGTAATGGTCCTCCCCCTGGTGTATCCGTTATCACTGGCCCAGGAATAATAATAAAATCCCTGGGGTCATACCTATACATTTCTTCCAAATACGGCATACCCTCTAAATTTACTATGCCTTTAAAGTAATCATCCTTTTTGCTTGTTACCCTGGTGAACTGACACCAGTCTGGAAAGTTCTCTCCCTCCAGCCGGTACACATCTTCCATTGGGGTCACATCCTGGGCATCATGAATTGCTGACTGCCAAACAAATTTACCAGGATGGTAATTCGGTTTCTTTTCAATAAAGCTATGCTCATTCATATACAAGGTTCCCAACCGTACGGCTTGCTCCAAGGACCCTGTGAGGCATAGAGGCAGAATTACAGCTTTACGATTTTTAGCATCCTCCCCGGTTAATTCCTTAATACGTTTTTCTGCAAAGGCGTTCCGGATTGTCACCTGCCGTTTGAGAAACCGCTGATCAACGTCAATATATTCAACCCGCACACTGGTAGGGACATCCTTTGCCGCAGCCGGGATGAATTTAAGAGTACTGGTCCCCCGACTTTTTATAACATTTCGGTTGGCCCCCCAATCACTAAAAATACGCTTGGCTGTGATATCACTCATGTCTACAACATCCCGTATTATTGGTACAATTTTTCCGCTCTTTTGGTAATACGTTCCATTACAGTTCTTATAAATATCTTCCAGCATTTCACCAACCCGGCAATCTTTTATCAGGCTTCCGTTGGCTGCATACTTCCTATTACCTGTCACTGTGGAAGAAGCCTCAACCTGGAGGGTAAAATTATCCCCGGCTTCTGGCACTACACCATCAAATAACTGATCCACAACAATCGCCCACCCAGTATTCTCTACTGTAACTTGAATCTGTTTCCCAGTTGGGGGAACAAAGTAAAAAGTATCAGGAACGGCCCAATGCCGGGTAATATTATAGGTATATTCCGTGGCTGAATCGGCTTCAATAGTAATCTGTTTATAATTAACCGTTTCACCCTGGCCTATAGCTGCCGTTGGGATTATCACAATACATAAAGGTAAATCAAGATCGTTTGCAGAAGGTTGTGAAAGATCATCCGGCCCGGCAACCAGAACCCCGGTGATCACCCTGGGATTAGATCCTTTGGGGGTTTCCCCGGCAGCTGCTATATCACTTTGTGCTGTGGTAACGGTTTTATTCAACCGCTCAACCGGTAATCCCCCACCCCACAGATTGTTTTTCGCAAAGTAATAACCGACATCAATCGGAGTTAATACGCTGGTCCAGGAATCATCCGCTTTCTGCATTGGAGAGCCTTCACCCCGGCACTTTACCGTTGGTGTTCCTGAAGCCTGGTACCCTTCCTTTTGAAACCGAACCCGTGTCCAGGCCAGGCACCCCAGGGCGTTCCCACTACCATCTGCAGCGTTAAACTTCCAGGGGTTGTTTTTATACGTATCAATAGCTGCCTTCCTGATCTTTGCGTACGATTCCCTGGAACCTATTGCCTGCATTTGCTGGGATTCTGTTAGTTCCCCACTGACCACTGCTGCGGTATCATTCCCAATCGCACTATCAGATTGCAGTGGGGTTAAAATTCCCCCAACTATCCAGCTATCATCATAAGTTTCTGTGGTTAAATTAACATTATCAACCGGGTAAAGCCCATCCAACTGAGGAGAATTTACGGCATTAACCCGGCCCTCCCCAATTATTCCTAACACATGCAGGTAACCGTCCTCTTCCACATAGCCCCAGGCCAACGGAATCAGGTCACACTGAAACTTCCCTACCCGTACCGGAATAATAGAACCATCATTACCCTCCCCGACTACAGAAGAGAAAAGGCTGCTTGACAGACTACCTATTGCTGCCCGTGGTTCAAGATAAGCATTACCCGGCAAAGTCAGCCCGGTAAAATACCGCCTTGTATCCGTGTTCAGATCATCGTCTTCATCCTGCTGGGAATTAGCCCCAAACATGCCCATATTCATACAGGATTCCTGGGTACCATCATATTCAGTATAAGCAGGGCCACAAAAGAAACTTTCTGCATTAGCAGGAATCTTCACAGTGGTATCCCCAGCATAAAACCAATCTTCCACTGTAATAGTACTTGTCCCTGGGTTGGTGTCTATTATGGAAGCCACCCGGCCTACAATCTTTTTGGTCTTAACAAAAACCAACCAACGCTCCTGCACATCCCCAATATCATCCGTAGTGGTCAGGGTTAATTCGGTTCCCCCTGTTACTGTGCCGGATACTTTGTTTTGAGGAATCCCTTTACCGTCAAGCGGGTCATAGGGGAAGAACTCACTACCAAAAGACGATTCATCAGTTCGACCAAACCTTCGCAGGGCTGGGCGGGTTAATTCACTAAACCCGGCACTAATCTGCATTTTGCTATGTATTTCAAAAGAAGGAGCCTGGCTAATCCATCCCCACCAATATGGGTCATCCCAGGTACCTATCTGGTTATATTCAGTTGCCAGATCCGGGAAAAGCCTGCAAACTGCCACTTCGGCTTCCTGCCAAAGTATTCCCATATTGGCTTTATCTTTTACTATTCCATCTGTATTCTCAAACTCAACCCCAATGGAGGAATCCTTAAACCCTGATACAAACGGTAATGGGTCTATACTTGTTATTCTGGGTTCGTACACCCTCCCTTCAGCACTCAACTTTTCCGTAACCGGGGCCGTGCTCCAGTACAAGTATTCTGTACGGCTTAGTTTAATCCGCATCAGGTCAATATAATTGATACTTCCCGTTGCCAGGGCCGCTTCAATTTGTTCGGTTATGCTGAGTGCCATTAGCTTCTATCCTCTGTAAAAACCAGTCGGGTTACGTTGTGTAGTAACAGTGTCTTAATGGTCCAGCTGAGTTTCCCCAGATGCTTTACCAGGTACCGGCCCACGGTGTCCTCCGCTGAATCGTCATAACCGGGGTCGGAGTTTTCAGTGGGGTTGTAGTAGTAAAATGATTCGTTCCCGGCCTCTTTCCTTGCCATCAAAAAACGCATTATGGCCACAAACTCAAGGGCCGTAAAATCCCGGTTATTTAACACCACTGGGAAGGAAGCTGTGCCTTTTCGGCTCCGACTTTGCCCGGTGAGGTCATAGGCTGTAAAAGCTACTTCATGTTGAACTGTTTTCACTACTCCCCCGCCCAGATCAATCTGGTTTTCTTCGTAGTTTATTTCAGCCCCACCAGGGTAATTTCCTCTCCAAATCCAAACTGGAGTACTCATACGTACACGCTCCCTGTTATTTCATTACTTAATTCATTGATTTCGCTATCATTGGTTAATGCCATTAACCCACCTGCTTCGTTATATCCTGATACAACAACCTGACCTGGTGATACACCATGTAATGCTTGTACAGCCTGAGCCAGTTCAATTAATAAATCGTTAGTTTGTGATGAAGCTGAACCCCCAAAACCCGGAGCTGTGCCTGAATAAACGCCTGAAGCACCCATACTGGCAGATATCCCTGCACCACCACCACCGCCAAAAGACGTAGAGGCTATATTGGCAACAATATTAGCCGCAGCGGTATAAGAAGCCGCAGCAGCAGCCCAAGCCATAGGATTAGCCGCCCCGCCAAGTGTGGCAAACGATTTTGATGCAGCAAGGTGTCCTTGTATGATCGCCTCTGCAATAGCGGCCGCCTTACCAATCTTAAACAGCGTCCGGCTGTTAGTGTTCATTAGACTTGCAAGATCATTAAGCATTTGTTTTTTTGCGTTAACCACATCTATATGTTGTTGTTTAGCAAGGGCCGTTTCATTTGCTGCGGCTTGCTTTTTTAAATCAAGTATAAACTTTTGGAATCGCCGTTCTTCCTCTATCTTATTGTCATTAGCAGCAACCAATTGAGCAAACTCAGTATCTATAAAATCAGCACCACCATAGGGAGAAATCTCAGAACCGGCTGCGGGAGCGGATGGAGCCTGAACAGCAAAAGAATCTACCATCCTTTGTATTTCTTCTTTACTTGGACCAAAACCTCCGAAATCCGGTTTAATTTCTGCATATTGCCCAATACCAAGTAACCAATCAGGTGGAGCTGGGACTGTTGTTGGGATAGCTTTTTTCACTGCATCCCGCAAAGCAATAAACGCCAAAGCAGTTTCACGGGCTTTCTGAAGAACAGGATCAAGGGCTTCATTCGTAAAGGTTTTATATTCATCTGTCATGCGGACTATATCATCAGCGTAATCCTGCATTAATCCACTAAGGGGTATCCCGGATTTAGTCACAATATAAATCATGTCACTTTGGTCTTTTAACATCTTAGTGTAATCCATGATTCGGGCCATGCCGTCAGTAGTGACTATCCCAAACTTTTTCATCTGGGGAACAAGCATTTGAACCAAATCGCCATATTTTGTATAAACCTTTTCTATACTGGAACCTGTCTTATTAAATGCCTTCGACAGCTCCCTATTCATATTCTCAGCCACTACTGTATATGCACTAAATTCTTTAAAAAGTTTAGCACTGGCAAAATTCTTTGACTTTGGCCCAGTCACCGCATCAATACTCATCTGCTGGGCGTTGGTTCCCCCGTTCCTTTGTAACATGGCAAAGAACTGATCTTGAAGTTCTATTGCATCATTTAGGTTTTTAAGTATGTTTCCAAAAGGCTCTTCCATCCCGGTAAGGCTTTTGGCCATGTTATTCCACAACCGGTCCCATTCAAAAGAAAAAGTACCTTTAAATTTCTCAAGGGCCGTAAAGGTGTTTCCTGCTGCGGTGCCCATACCTACCAGGGCTTCCGTAAATCGTTTACTACCGGCCTCGGATGCAAGAATGGCAATTGAGTTAAACGCCTCAACCGAACCAAACATATCCACCTGTGCTTGGGTATTACCTTTGGTGGCAACAATCAATTCATCCAGAAATACCTTTAATCCTTTAGTTCTTAAAGCAACTACCCCAAACTCAAGTCCCAGGGCTTTGGCTGTCTCCAGGGCTTTACCCTGTGGCTTTGCTATGTTGGCAAATACCTGTTTTAACCCGCTCATGGTCTCAGTTGTTTTGATACCAGAAGCAGTCAGGGCCGCTACCGCAGCATTCAACTCTTTAAAAGTTACCCCAATGGCTGCTGCCGTACCAAGCACCCGGCCAAACGAACCGGCCAGCTCTCCGGCAGTTGTTTTACCACGTTTAATGGTTTCAAACAAAATATCACTTACCCACCCCACCTTTGAGGCTGCCATACCGTAGGAATTTATGGCAGTGGTTAACAAATCCACCGAACTCTCTAAATCCGTAACACCCGCTTTGGAAAACTTGGCAGCTTGGCCCAGGAACTCAACCGATTTCAAAACATCAATACCAGCTGATATAACCTGATATAATGAGGCGGCTTTTTCTTCCATAGTGCCATAGGCCCCACTTAGTGATATAAGCCCCTGCTGAAGTTCTTTAGCTGAATACTTGGTTGTATCAAAAAGGGTTTTGACCTCAGTGAATTTGGTCTGGAATTTTACAGTTTGCCTGGTCCACATAGCCAAAGTAGCACCCAGTCCGGTGGCAAGGCCAAGCACACCAAGCCCCATCAGAATACGTTTAACCTGCATACCCGCCCGGCCCATTTTCCTAAAGTTCTTTTGGGTTCTTGCGGCTGTTACTGCCGTTTGAGTCTCGTACTTTTTAACTTGTCTTTTAGAGTGGATCAAAGCGGCATTCAGCTGCTTAGTATCTGCCCCAAAATGAGTGACAAGTTCGCCCATGTCCATAATTGTTTATCCTTATCCAACCCCAAAAAATCGTTTCACTGCTTCGGCTATTTCTTCTTTTGTTTGCCTGCGTGAAGGTTTCTGCTGAACCCCCAGGTTCTTTTCCCTTTCACATTTCAAACTCATATCGTACCAATCCACGGCCTTCTTATCCTTCTTTGTAAGGCCCCCGGCTTGAGCCTGAATAAGCCGGGTAAACGTGTTCTGTGAATCCTGTTCCGGATAACCCCACGGCTCAATCTCACTGTACATCCTCCATTCCATCCATTGCCTGGCAGTTAATTGTTCCAAAAGGGCATCCGGGTCCACACTGCCCACTGCCAGAGCTAACCGATACTTTAATCGGTATCCTTCCCGGTAGATGAGTTTTTTCTTGCCCTCTCCAACCCTGCTTTTGTAACCTTGTTTACGTCCTCAGAAACGTCATACATTTCCTTAACAACATCGGCAGAAAGGCCATCCAATAAAATGTATTCTTCTGGTTTATAAAGGGTCTTACCTTTTTCATCACACAAACAAACCACTATCCACTTGGCCCGCATTGCATCCCGGCGTTGGGTTACTTCCACGGTGCCGTCCTTATTCTCTGTTATGTTTGTTAATAGGGTTTCAAACTCTTCCAGGTCTTTTCCACTGATCTGTCGAAAATATACGTAACCCTTTAACCCTTCAATCCATCTTTTTACAGGTGGCAATGGAGCAATTTCATCAAACTGCTTTCTTCCAAAAACCACTTGTGGTCTTTCTGAGGGATTCACTTCTTCAATTTTCTTTTCTTCCATTTTGATTACTCTGTTTCTAGCCTCTGATTAAGGCTGTTAAAATTAAGCCGGGGTAGCCGAAGCAGACCCTGAATTAATTGTCGGGTTACCTGTTATCTTCAGTGTCATTGGACATTCAATAAGTCCTTCCCTGTCGATGGGTAAACCCAGTTCAGTTATAAACGCCTCCAGCTCTATAGTAGTATTATCTGTATCTGGTAAAACAATCTCATAATTGCAAGCTGTATCTGTATCAAAATCAGCTTTCATCTCTTCATATTCATCACGATCAAACGCAATGGTAAAAGAGAATGAGCCAGCATCCCGCAATCCAGGTAGAAATGTTTTGTAACCTGCTGGAGCATTTAAAAGAGTATCTTCAATAGCGTCACGGGTCATTCCGGGGCCGTCTGCTTCACGGACTCCCACAATTTCCATCCAGCTACCGTCATACCTGCGTATTTGTGTACTAAAACCACCTAATCCCATATTATTAGCCTCCTTTCTTTAGCATTGTTAATAACTGTTTGTGCTTGGTTGCCTTATCAGATCGAAATTAAGAATAAACCTTGGACGTGTATTCTCATCCCAATCCAGCAGGGATAAATCCCCAGCACTAACAATTAACTCATATCTGGCCCCGTTCCAGGTCTCGTGTGCCCGGCCCTGGAGGACCACTCTTATTGCGTCCAACAAATTCCATCCAGTAGTGTATCTACGATTCCTAACCCGAATTTGTATTGCTGGACGTTCAATTCGTATTGTTTTATCCATGAACAACATTGCACCCCAACCGGGAGTGTCAAATATCGTAACCACATTACTTGGGGTAGCTTCCTCTTTACCTATAAACAAATTAGTTTTATAAGTAAGATTTAAACTGGATTCAGCCGCTAGAATATCTTTTATGTCAACACTTGGAGCATTCATTTTTTAATCCTTGCCTCTTTTTGAATCATCCGAAGCATATTGTGTCTTTCTCTAACCATAGCCGCCTGTAAGAATTTAGCCCCCGCATTAGGCCGTTTAAAAGTAGCCTCAAGATTCTCATGAACATAGGAAGCATAATTAGCAGAAAAACCTAAAATAACTAAAGGCTCTTGTACGGCCTTAGCCTCCGTAGTGTACTTTGAAATAATTGCTTCATGCTGGGGCTTCATACTTACATCTTTAAATCTTCCCCCTCTAACACCTGCACCAGCCCCCTTTTTTGTTACTAAGAACCGGGAAGCCCGGAGATTCCCCGTATCAACCGGAATAACCGGAGCAACTTTCTCCATACTTTTCATAACCATAATAGCCGCCCGGATAAGCCCCTTTTGGGTTCTTCCTTCTATCCCTTTTATT